ATAGAAGGTCAAAACTTACAAGGTTTGAAATACGGAACATCTTCAGCAGAAAATGTTGCTTTATCTTTTTGGGTTAAATCTCCGAAAACGGGAACGCATATTGTTGAACTGTACCATTACGATGGCAACGTATTTAACAGCCAAGCATATACCGTAAATTCAGCAAACACTTGGGAACACAAGACTTTATCGTTTGTGGGATATCAAACAACAGCTACAGCAAATGATAATACGCAGGGTATGCTTGTACAGTGGTGGTTGTCGGCTGGGTCTGATTATTCTAGCGGCACACTCGCATCTAACACTTGGCACACCACAAATGCAAATAGGGCTGTGGGTCAGGTTAATGTTACAGACAGCACCAGCAATAATTTCTATCTGACCGGCGTCCAGCTAGAAGTCGGCACAGCCACGCCGTTTGAACACCGCAGCTATGGCGATGAATTTGCTAAATGCCAAAGGTATTATGAGTATGGAAGAATTGCTCAGATAGACACGAATGTAATAACCGGAAGTTTTGTTGTCTTAAAAAGGGTAGCACCAACTATGACAAGACTAGGTAATACTTGGACTACTTCTGAAGGTGGAACTTTTGGGCCTTTCGATGATAATTCTTACTATGTCCAAAGTGGCGGCGTCAATTTTGTTGGTGGGATATGGTCAGCGGATGCGGAGTTATAGATATGGATAGTATAAACATTACATCAGCGCAATATATGTCTGTTGACGGTGAAAACAGAGGCATTAAAATTGTTGTTGACGGCATCGAAATGTCAGTCCCCCTCGACCCAGCCAACCGCCACTACGCAGAAATTATGCGCCAAGTTGACGCTGGTACCTTGACCATAGCGGATGCTGACTGATGCAAATGACCAGCCTTATCGACACACTCATTGGTCTGGTTGTGGCTGGACTTGCGTGGTTTCTGAGCGAGACTAGCAAAGAGCAAAAGCGTCTCAATATCCTGCTGAACAAGACGCGGGAAGAGTACGCTACAAAGGACGATGTGCGCTCCGATATGCGTAACGTAATGGACGCTTTGCACCGTGTTGAGGATAAGCTCGACAAGGTACTTAGCCGCGCCCCCTGATGTTTAAGGCGGTGGTGTTAGCCTGCATCATTGGCGCACCTACCGAATGTGTCGAGTTCCACGACATCCGTGGCCCCTATTACACCGAGAGAGAATGTCGCAACCGTGCGATGGAGATGTCCAGAGACGTTGGCGAGATAGCTAACCTGATGCCTGTTAAATGGCGTTGTGACTTGCTTAGGAAAGGGATGTTGTCATAGACCCGATCACGATAGGCGCTGCGCTCTCTGGGGCTACAGCCGCATTTAACACAATCAAGCAAATGGTTTCGGCAGGCCGAGAGCTGGAGAGCTGTATTGGTGACGTGTCGCGTTGGATGAAGGCCGCCAGCGACATCGACCAAGCCGAGAAGCAGGCGAAGAACCCGCCGCTGTTCAAAAAGCTAAAGGGCGCAGACGCAGTCCAGAGCGAGGCGCTGCAAGTTTACGCCGCCAAGAAGAAGTTGGAGAGCCAGCGCGCCGAGCTTAAACAGTACCTGCAAATGACTTACGGCCCGCAGGCTTGGGCAGACCTGATCCAGCTAGAAGGACGCATCCGTAAAGAGCGCCAAGAGATGATTTACAAGCAGCAAGAGGCGCGCCAGAAAGTCATAGAGGCTATTGCCATTGTGGCGTTAGGCATTGTATCTTTTGGAATATTCTTTTGGATTGTATGGCTGGCGTCTAAAAATTGAGCGAAACAACAACCGGGCTTATTGGCGAATATATCGCTGCCGCCGCTATCCTTGCACAGGGGTGGCGCGTCTCGATGGCTCAACAAGACCGGGTTGATCTGGTGGCTTGGAGAAACAATGAAATATTCATTCGAGTGCAGGCAAAGGCTGCGAATTTATTGGGCAATCAAGATGGTCGATCTCCGCGTCACCACTTCCAACTTGGTCACGGCTGTAAAGCAAAACATCTGCCGACAAAGGATGATTACGATGTTCTCTGCCTTGTTTCCCCCAATTCAAGACGGTGCCTGTTCATGCCGGTTACGAGCGTACGGCAATATAGTCTGCGCCTGCCAGCGTCGCGGTTTGAAAGCCCTGATGTCGAAGCTGAGAGCTGGGATAAAGCGGTTGCGGTTGTTATGGAGGCGCGGCGATGAATAGAGACACATTGAGAGAAGAAATCGCCGCCGAAGAGGGCGTCGTCAAAAACGATGACGGCGAACACATCATTTATTTAGATCACCTTGGACTACCTACGTTTGGCATTGGTGCGCTGGTAAAAGAATACGACCCAGAATACGGTTTGCCGGTCGGAACGCCTGTGTCTGAGGATCGGGTGCGCCAGCGGTTTAATCTCGACATTGCCGTCACGATTGAGGATTGCAGCCGGTTATGCAGCAACGTCGGTATCGACTTTAACGAGCTGGACTTGCGTTATCCAGACGCCGCATTAGCGCTTTGCAATATGACTTTTCAGCTCGGCTACCCCAGATGCTCAAAGTTCGTCAAGATGTGGGCTGCCGTGGCTGAGGCAATGGACGACCCGAAAGCGTGGCTCACCGTAGCCGCCGAGGCTGAGGATAGCCGGTGGTTTGACCAGACGCCTAATCGTGCCAAGCGGCTCACGGCTAGGTTTAGGGCTTTGGCGGATGACACCTCAGCAGCTTGATGCGTGGCGCGTAATCCCGCGTTTACTGATCCTGAGCTATATGCTGGTGTTCTATAAGACCTGCACTTGGTTTATGGCGCTGCCGGAGCCGAATAACGCTCAGGCCGGTTTCGTCTCGGTGATTGTCGGCGCTGGCGCGGCTTGGTTCGGGCTTTACGTTAATAGTAAGGGTGACACAAAATGATGAGTTTATTGGGCAGCCTGTTAGGCTTTGGCACCAGCTTCCTACCTGAAGTGCTTAACTACTTTAAGCAGCAACAGGAACACAAGCAGCGATTAGAGCTGATGAAGGCGCAGTCAGAGCTGCGTCTAAAAGAGCTGGACTTTGAGGCAGACATTGAGGAAAGCAAGGGTATCTATGAGCATGACCGATCCATTGATGCGGGAGGCTTTGTTAATGCTTTGCGTGGCTCTGTACGTCCTGTCATAACATATGCGTTCTTCGGCCTATTTTGCGCCGTGGAGGCTGTTATCGTTGTGAAGGTATTAGAGAGCGGCGGAGACTGGAAGGCCGCTGTAGAGCTTCTGTGGAGCGGTGAGACGCAGGGACTGTTTGCTGCGATCATGTCGTTCTGGTTTGGCAACCGCGCCGTCAGCAAGTACCGCAAATGATCCAAGACCACCAGAACGAGCGTGGCTGGTGTCCACGCTGCGGCACACGCTTGCGCCTTATTGAGGTACACGGACACACCCAATGCGTTGAGTGCGGCTCGGTCATAGACGATTGCTGTCAGGGCGAAGTGTGCCAAGAAAAACCCCCGCACGGTGGCGGGGGTCAGCAAGATTAGTCGTATAGGTATTTTCGTTTAAACCTGTCGCCGGTCTGCATATCCTCATACAAAACCTCGTAGGTGTTTTCGCCGACTGGCTCGATCCGCCGCACCATTGCGGTGACTATTCTACCGCTCTCGCCGGTGACGCTGACGAGCTGGTCTTTTTCAAAGTGTGGTTTCTTCATTTTACCCCTCCAGTTTGGCCTTGGTTGGCCGCTTAAAAAATCCAAATTTCTGGTCGTCCTTGCTTGGCTCAACAGCCGCAACAAACGACACGCGCTTGCCCTTCATAGCTTGGCCGGTAAGCCACTCGCCATTTTCCTCGGCAGGCTCATGCAGCTTTGATGGGATAGAACCCCAAACCTTAAAGCCGCTGTCATCACGCACCAGCATTTTCCACTGGCTGCCAAAGGCGGTCTCGCGGATGTCAGTTGAGATGATAACGCCGGAAACCTCGACACGACCGGCAGGGCAATCTGCGGCGGCTTCCCATTCTGCGGTACGCTCGGCTTCGCGCTGCTCTTCGCGTGCCATAATTTTGCGAACAGCAGCCTCTTGGCTTTCTGTCAGTCTGCCCCACTGATGTAGCGCGTCGCGCATATCAGCGATAAAATCGCTACCACCAGCAGCCACAAAACGCTCGATTTCTTTGCGCGTCTCATCCTCGGCGATCCAGCGCTTGTTGCGCCCGATAGACGCGTTAGCTTTAATAGCGGCGTCACGCCCGCGCTCCCAAGCGTCTCGGTTTTCGATGTGCGTTGTATGTGCCATATCAAATCTCCCTTGTTACCCTACGAATATATGATGATATCACTCTAATATCAACCCCCTTAATGCAAAAAAAAAAGACCCCCAGCCGGAGCTGAGGGTCAGGGAGGGAGCGCGGGAAGGGAGGATACCCGCGCACCGATTATGTTAGCCTAAAGCCTGCCGTCTTACCAGCCACCCTTGTGGCGGCACCACGCTCGATAAGCTGGTCTTGGTATTTCTTAACCATAGACGTGCTGAGGCTCATCTGGTCGGCGATTTGTTGCAGCGTTGGCGCGTGGCCGTATTTCCGCACAAAGCGCTGCCAGACGCGCCTAAAATGCGCCTGCTTGGCGGTTAGGTTAGCCTCACTCATTATCCACCGCCTTAACGGTCAGCGTGCCTTGGCGCGCAATCCGTGCGGGTTTGGCCGGCGTTGTCTTAGCCGGTTGTGCCTTAAAGTTACGCATAGGCCAGCGCACGAAATATGCGGTATTCCCGACAACGCCAGACGCCTTCTCGTGACTTCCCATATATTCCTTTAGCGCAGCTTCAGCCTCATCAATGTCGGCCTCAGCGGCGCGTTTTGCCTCTTTCGCGTTTACGAGCTGGCCTAGCCAGTCGACCTGATCGTCCGGCAAAATGAGCGTCTCAGCGCCGTCGTCCACGCGTGGGTAGGCCGTGTTTCCGTCGGCGCTGGTCAGCACCGGATACCAGTCGATGTCACGCTTGCGGCGCTCGAAGTCTTCGACCGCGTCGGTGATCTTCGCCTGCACCGCAGCGTCGGCTTGGTATAGGAAGATGCGTAGCTCCACGCCGCCGTATAAGACACAGACAGCGCCCCAAGTGCATTTGGGTTGAGCCACCATAAGCTGACCCTGAAGCTGTAGCGGCCCTCTGTAAGGCGCTGGTGCGTCCTCTGGCTTATTGCTGGTGAGCTTGCTTTCCAATATTCCCTTGCCGGCGACGTAGACCTTTCCATTGGGGCAGATAATGCCCTTCGACCAGTCGGTGTCGACCCAGCCACCGACACCGGCGTCAGCCATCCCATCAAGAGATGCAGCAAACGGTATCTTATCGTGGAACAGCGCGTCGTGTTCGAGCTGCAAGTCGGTTAGCCCTAACCGCTCGGCGGAGGTGGTGAGGATAACGCCCTCAAGGGCATCCCCCCAATCACAAGCCTCGTTGCCGTTGAACGGCTTTGGGTCGGGCTTGCCTTCGACGTCTGCCAGCACGGATGCCAGCAGGTCGTTCTGTGTGTCGTATGGGCTAAGACCCATAAGCGCCGGAATACGGCTTGCTGTGACGATGTCGCCTGGTGTCTTTTTGCCGACCATTAGTTTGCTCCCTTTGCTTTTAGGCGTTCAACCTTTGCTTTCCAAATGCCAGCGCGTCGGTTGGCTACGTTTATTTTTTTTGTGTAATGGCGCTGGGAAAGTTCAAGAATACTTCGATTTTTTTCTACCCTTTCAGTCAGTTTATTTTTAGTCCACTCCAACAAATCCACTTGCCCCTTCATTGCATTTACGCGGTTAGCCATCTTCCTATCATTGGCCTGCGCCTGATTTACCGCGTCACGCAAAGCAGTCAGCGTCTGGATAAGGTCAGCGCACAAACGCTCACCATTCATAATTTTTTCATCCATATCATTGATGATTTTGCAGTGTTTAGAAAAGTCCATTAGTTTGCTCCTTGTTTTGGTGCTTGTGAAATAGTTGGTATGGTTACAGCGTCCTCAATGCTCCACCCCCTTTGTAGTCTTGCTTTGACTGTAGCGAACAAAATGTTGTTCTTTTTGCCTAAGCAACGACAAGCCTCATCTAAGCTAGGGTATGTCTTGCCGAACACCTCTGTCTCTTTAGCAAGAGGGTGTTTGTTTTTTGGCTTTGGCTCAAGGCCAGCAGCTTGCTCTGGTGTGTAGCCTGAGTGCAGCCGCATAAACCAAGCGCTTGCTGTTAAGCCATAAAACTTTGCCGCAGCAACGTTGGTCTCAAAGGTCATCCCATCAATGGTTATGGGCTTATGGTTTTTTTTGAAAACCTTTTTTTCAACAACGCCAAACGCCTCCTCAGGCGTCCACCCAAGACGGCCTAAGCGTCCTCTGGCGGTGCTTTCATTCACTCCATAAAAGTCTGCCGCAGCCTTTATGTTGGGGAATGTGCGGCCTTCAACAGTGACCTCAATGTACATAGCGTTTTTATGGTTACGAGGCTCAAGGCCAATAGCTTGCTCTATTGTCCAGCCGCGCTGCAAACGAGCTTTAGTGCGATAAAGCAAGACGCCGTAATGATCGGCAATGTGCTGGATACTGCAAAACCTTTTGCCATCTACCAGCCATCCATTGCCGCCTTGTCTCGGGCCTCCGTTGTTAGTGTACTTAACGCCCTCTCTATATGCTGGCGGTGTATCAACGCCAAACGCCTGCTCGATTGTCCAGCCGCTATCTATTCTTTCTTTGACGGCCTTTTCGCCTATTGGCCTGTCGTCTGGGTGTCCTCCAGCCGCGCCTTGCAAGGGCATTGGTTGCAGTTGCCTCACAGCCTCTGCAAAAGATGGGTAAACAATTCCGCCGACTTTTATCGGGCGCATCTCTCTTGGTTCATGAGAGTAACCGCCGGGGCTTAAATTGTATCCGTCCGGCGCTATTGTTTTCATTTTACTTATCCAGCGCGCCTCTTTCTTGGATAGGTCTTGCAAAGATTTTGCTTGGTCGATTTTTGCAAAATCAAACACATCCTTACCAAATTTCTTTATGGCTTCCGCAAGAGAGCCTTTAACCCCTTTATTCCTTTCTGCGGCACGGATGTGTTCTCTGACGCGCTTTTCAAAATTGATTGTAGCCCCAACATACTGCATACCGTTGACCGTATTGGTCGCAAGATAAACGATCATCCCGCACCCCCTAACTTGACCATCAAACTCCACACGTTCCATTCGGTCGTGATTAGATTTGTAAAAAACGTGATGGCAAAGGCCGTCACAAACAACATTCCGATTGCGTCTTTAACCATTAGCCCCTCCTATAACCGGCGCGGTATGCGCCATTGCCAAATTCCTGCGCGCATTTATTTGTGCAGAAATATCCACAATACATCTCATAGCTTTCGCCATCCCACAGCGTCAGCTCATACATCTTTGGGTTTTTTCCGATTGTGTAAGAGGCATCACGGATGACTTGCAGATTGCCGTGGTACGGATCGCTGGAAAAATACCTTTCAGTGTGTTTCTTTGCCTTCTTGCCGCAATTCGGGCAACTAACCTGATGATCGAAAATATTCATTGCTTTTTCCCCTTCCGGCTGAAAGTTCCGTAGCGCCCATTCTCTTTGCGACGCTTATGATCGCGTTGGCCTTTGGTCATAGGCGCGTCGCCAAGGTTTAGGGTGGATGAGCCACCCCACTGGTTTTGAAGGCCGAATGTTTCTGGCCTAGATACCTTGCCGCACACGTCGGAAAGGTTAGCGATTGGATCGTCTTCAAATGCGTTAGACTTAGGATGGTCTTCTATGCACCAGATGATGTCCTTTAAGATTTCGTCATCGTCTAGGCCAAGCGCCTTGGCGCAATCATAGGCGTCGTAAGCCCACTCAACCATTTCATCTCTCGCCTCGCTCTTTTGGCAAACATTTTTTGAGCCACCGATCATAAAAACGATCCAGTATTTTTTGAACGTGGCGCAGCGATCTGCGTAGAGGCTTACGAGGTCTCTTTGGGCTTTGGTAAGTTTAGTCATTTCGGTATCTCCCTTGGTTAGGGCGGGGCTGTTAAGCCCCGCTTTTGTTAGTGGCGCTGATCCCACTCATCTACCGGCACCTGATCGGTGCGAGATATCTCATCAGCGATGCACCGCTTGAGCAGCGCCTCGCTTTTTGCGCCGTCAGCACGACGAAACTCGCCGCGCTCATAGCAGGCCAGCGATGACCCAACGTCATACTCCCAGCCGCGCTTAAGGACAACCTCGACAACGCCGCCGCTTTCGCAGACTTCTTCGAGTTTGTGATGGTGCTTCTTAGGCACCAAATGGAAAAGATCGTTAGCCATATAAACCTCCCTTGGTTAGTGGCAATGGTGGCGGGGCCGTTAAGCCCGCGCCAGTGTTGTTTCAGCTTTGTGCCAAATTCTAGTTTTGCCGTTAGCGTATGTTTGCAACAGCGCATATCGCTTGCGCTTACCGTCTGGGACTTTGATAACCTCAAGAGTGTGCTTGCTCCAAGCCTTAGTCCAAACACTGATTTCGCCACCGGCTGGGCTACGTCTGTAAATAAAGTTGCCGTCAGCGTCAGTCGCCTGCACGCTTTCGAGTTCCCGCACGATGTCGCCGATTTGAAATTTGTTGGTCATTGGTTCGATCTCCCTTGTTAAATTTGAACCTTATATAAACCTTGATACTACAGATATGGATATGATACAAGCATAAAACAATAGCAATATGAAAAAAATATCAAAAAAATATCAATATGCCTTTAATCGCCCAAATTCGCCCGCTGACGGGATGTAGGTGTTTTTGGCTATGTCAGTACAAAAAAGAAGCTAGAAGCGTTTTTAGCTTCCAGCAACGATCACAGAAGGGTCATAAAATGAGCAAAGTGAAACCAGTTTTGTTAAGGCTTAGAGCCTCGACTATCGAGATGCTGAAGGCCGAGCTAGAGCTGTCGGCTCACCGTAGCCAGTCGTCACTGGCCGACGAGCTGTTGGTTAGGCAGCTAGAGAGCATCCAGCGTTCACGGCACATCCAGACGACGATGGATCATCAGGCGGGGCGCGGGTAATGCGTGCCGGTGGTGGACGTGCAAAAGGAGCCGCATTTGAGCGCGAAATCTGCAAGCTGATTGAGCAGGAGACTTCTCGCAAATTACGACGTCGCCTGTCGCAATATCAGGAAAAGAACCTGAGCGATCTGGAGCCAGCGGATAACAAGCCGTTTCCGTTCCTGATCGAGTGTAAGAGATACGCAAAGCTGTCGCCGTCAAACGACTGGTATGACCAAATCGTGGCAGCCGCTAGGTCTGCGGCCAATACCAATGACGCTTTGCCGTGCCTTATATACAAGCTCGACAGGATGCCCATTCAGGTGCGTATTCCTATTGAGGCTCTGGTGATGTTGGGCAATTCAGTTGTAGCCAAAGATATCGCCGAGGCCTATGACTGGCGATACACGGCGACGCTTGATTGGGATACGTTTGCGATGGTTTTGAGGGAGCATTTAGCTGATGTTGATTGAGATACCACCAAAGGATTTATCGAAGTGTCGCCAAGCGGCGACCGGGCGTTGGCAACTTGCCCGGATGTCTGGCGTCAAAAATCAGCGTAAAGACACTGGCAGATCGGACGATGATATAGATTATCTTGGCGTGCGATCAGAGTTTGCCGTCGCGGCGCTGCTACAGTTAGACTACGAGCCTTCAGCCTTGGGCGTGGATGATGGTGTCGATTTATGGTGCGAGGCCATCAGTATTGATGTAAAAGCCACGTTCCACTCTAATGGGCGGATGTTGTTTAAGTCAAAAGAGGCGTTCCGCTCATCAGTTTGCGTGCTGGTCAGTGCCACAGAAAAAGACTATGTGATGAACGTGCGCGGATGGGCGGCTTCAAAAGATTTCGAGGATCACGCTGAACAAGTTGACCTCGGCAAAGGTTTGTGCTGGATTTTACCAGACGAAAAATTACGCGAGATGCCGGACTTGTGGTGGCGTCTTGCGGAAAAAAGAATTGGCTATAAACAGCCAATGTAGCGCCGGGAAACCGGCATTTGAAACTGACGTTGACGTTGAAGGAGAAAAAACAATGGCGTTAGGATTTAGTACAGAAAGCAAAGGCAGCGGCGACATCCTGCCTATCCTGAAATTCGATGCGAAGGGCGGCGACTGGATCGCTCAGGATCGTGTGCAGGGAATGGACGGCACTTGGGGCAAGCAAGAGAACGAGCTGGCGACACCGTTCAAATTTGTCGCTGATCTAGCGAATATGGAGGTCGGCTACCTGTCGTTTGCTTCGGGCGCACCGGACTTTCATATGGTAAAAATTGGCGATCCGTTTCCGGTAAAGCCAAGCGATGAGCATAAGCAGGCAATCCGTATGCGTATTCTCATCTCTGGCGAGAGCGGGCCTCGTGAGTTCAGCCATAGCGCGAAGACGGTTCTGCGCGTTGTGGACGGCCTGCACGACAGCTTCCTTGACGGTAAGGACGCAAACCACGGCAAGCTGCCAGTGATTGAGGCTGGCACGCCTGAAACCGTGAAGATACAGTCGCCAAACGGCGAGCTGCGTTTCAAGGCACCGACATTTACCATCGTGAACTGGATCGACCGTCCAGCCGCAATGGATGGCGCGTCGCCACAACAATCCGCACCAGAGATGGTTGCGCCGCCAGTAGCGGCCACACCTCCGGCAGCACCGGCAGGCGCTGACCTGTTCTAGTGCGGCTAGGTGGGCGGCGCTTTGCCCCTTGTGCGTCGCCCACCGCTTCACAAGGGCAAAGGGGTGAGGGTTATGATATGACAAACATTGCAGCACACGCAGAGGCAGTCGCAAAGGCTTATTGGGGTGAGCCAGCGGTTAGGCGCGGGCATATATTGCGCTGGGGTACTCACGGCAGCAAAGAGCTAGACCTACGCAAAGGCACCTGGTTCGACTTCGAGAACAACGAGGGCGGCGGGGTCGTCGACCTAGTTCGCAAGAATGAGGGTGCGACGATTATGGGCAGCATCCCAGATATCCTCGAAAAGAAATTCGGTATTCAAAAGCAGGCGCAGGTCAGCCTGCAACCGGCACGCTTTATGAGCGCCTGCTATGATTACGTCGACGAACACGGCGAGGTGCGCTATCAGGTTAGGCGCTACGAGCCAAAGACGTTTAGGCAGTGCCGCCCAGACGGTAACGGCGGGTGGCTCTACAATATGCAGGACGTCGAGGCTTTGCCGTATAATCTGCACAAAATCCTAGCCAGACCCGACGAGCCTATCTTTATCGTCGAAGGCGAGAAGGCGGCAGAAAAGGTAGCTACTTTAGGCCTTTTGTCTACTACCAGCCACGGCGGGGCTAAGAAGTGGCAGCGTAGCCTCAACAAGTGGTTCGAGGGGCGTTACGTTATCGTCC